ATGAAGTTCTTTACCACTTCAAGGGTAGGGGTATCGCTTTGTGCGCCCCATAAAACCGCGCTGCCCTCCATTAGGGTAACATCGGTTATTAATCGGTAATCTTTCTTGTCTTCGCTTGTATTTGTGTAAAACCCAACTGAATGTTGCGTAATATCCCCACCCGTGTATAATGGCCAGGCAACTTCGCGCCAATTGAAACTGTTTTTGTATTCTGATACCAATACCAAGTATTGCTGTTCCATGAACAACTCTGATGCTTTACTCAATGCACCCTCACGAATACCCCAACGATGATCTAATAAATGCCAAACTTCATTTGACCCTTTCGGTCCGTGTGCAGCAATGGTGCGGTTAAATGCTTTTGAATCAAACACGTCACCATCACGGTCTAATTTCTCAACGGTTGCAATAGCTATTTTGACGCGCTTTGTAGCTTCGTCAACATCTAGGATGCCCGTTCCATCCATAAACATTTTATTCTCTATTGCTTTACCCATTGCTAACTAAATTTATTAGTACGTTATTCAAAGTTACTAAATTATTTAACACGAAATTTATTACAGTATCAAATTCATTACCGCCAATCGGTTGGCGTAGTTCACCCGTTGGGATAAACGCAACTACACATCGGCAGTTACATACGTTCATAGCACTTGCAGACGGGTCGCATGGGTACATCATAGCCTCAAATCCTTTCATTCCAGGAACAAAGAACGGTTGATTGAACGGTACACTTATACCGTCCATTCTTAGGTGGTCTGTTTGGTTGCGCGGGATGCGTCTTGTTCTGTTACTCTGTGCGCTATCCCATACCTTGTTCACTACAACCCCGCTATTGGCCGCAGCAAACATTGCCCCCGTATTCATAGCCCTTCCCGTTTCGGTTCGTGTGATTAATCTAGCCCTTGCTGTGCTTTCCGTTAATGCTCGTAACCTTGCAGCTATCTTGTTATTCCCTATTCCCTCTTCAACCCCTTGCGCTATTATTTCAGCCATTATTTTACGCTGTGTTTCTTCAATCGGTTTAACAGAGCGGCTAAGTAAGTACCTATTTAAGTACTCACGCATAAAAGCATTATAGTTATCAATTGCGGCGTTCTTCTTAGCTACCTTTCGTTTAATATCCTTATCGGTATAACGCGCCCACCTTGTACCCGCATCAATATGCAGGCTGGTAAGAGTAGTGGTCATTTGTTCGGTAGGTAGCGCGGAAATAATACCATTATCTTCATACTGCTTTGTTCCATCCTCTATCATAGCATCTAAAGCCGCTTTGACGGGTTCATCATGTTTATTCGTGATGCGCTTGAAATATGCTGAATAGTATCTATTTGCCATACGGGTCGTTACTCAAGTCTATTGGTGCTTCGCCTAATGCTACAAGGTTTTGAGGAACTAATATCGTTCTGCGTGTTTCTTCATCCATCCAATCGGGAACTGGTTCACCTAATAATTCGTAGGTGCGCTCAATTGAAATAGGCGCTCTGCTAATCCAATCCATTAACTCTTTCTTGTTCTTCTGTAATTCAGGGAAACAGTTTAAATCGTAATCAATAATGCGGTCTTTAATACCGCCCCAATCGCTGTAAATCTTACGGTTAAAGTTATTGCGTAAGCTATTTAAGTGCGGAATAGTTGCGCGAACCGTTAATGCTTTCTCCGCTTCAACCAAAGAATTATAAGATTTATTGTCAGGATCATTCAGTAGTTGACTTGGTACACCGTAAATATTACAGAAAGCGCGAACATCATTCCAATAGGCTTGGTTTATTTCCATATCCTTTGCGCTCATTGAAATAGGGGTGAACCCAATATCGGCTGGAGTGATGGAAATACTACCACCCTTTTCAGGGCCTTTAACGGACCGTAAGTGCTTACGTAATAAGTCTGCTTGGGTAAGTAGTTCCTCGTAGTTCATGTCATTGCCGCCCTTAATACTAATAACCCCAAAATGACCACCATTCTGCAATATACTTACCTCGTATTGCTTTTGGCTGTTAGACTTTGTAAGCAACTTTGCCCCCGCGTGTAATGGGCTTTGCCCGTATAACTGCGAACCAACCCCATCATAATCAAGGTTGGCGAACTTATCGTGCATGATTTCTTCGCGGTTGAATGTAGTAACGGTATTAACTTGCAATTGATACCCTACCACTTCAGCCGGTACGGCTTGTACGTTTGCAATGATGCTCATGTATTGGCTAGGTAGAGCGTGTAGGCTATTTGGTAGCCCATTGTTCGCACCCGCTTCAATTAGCTTGCCGTATGTATAACTATCACCCGTTATTAGTTTGTAAGCTACTAGCAATTCAACTAAATCACTCCATGTGTCGTTTTCGTTAGGGTATTTCAAAAGGTCGCTAATCTTTGATGGTTTGTCTACTATTTCCATAGACTTAGACTGCCAACGTAGAACCTCACCCCAATCGGTAATCTTATCGGGTTGGGCAATTATCGATTTGTATTTTGCGTATGCTTTTTTGTCCTTTATTTGGTATTCGTACCAATCGGGTACTTTAGCTTTGTCGGTTATTAGGTTCACCACCGAATAAACAATATCATTACCCATGTAGCCCGACTTAACTTGGTCTAGCTTATTTTGCCCCGACCATGTTACAACCCCATTCCCTATCTTTTGAGCCGTTACCATTTGCTGATTCAATCGCAGCCCTAAAATGGATGCTAATTTGCGTTGGATATAATTCATTCGGGAAATATTTTACTTTCAAAGATACGATATTTTACTAAGCTACAAACGGCTTGAACTTGGTACGGTTTAGTTCGTTCTTTATAACCGCCGTTAGGTTATCTACCTCGTCATCATGCAACCCATTCGGGAACGATGCACATTGGTTAAGGAATGAATCATTCCAATTACCTTCAACTAAGAATATTCTACCCGCTTCAATCTTTGGCGATACTGCATTAACCCTAGTTACCTTGTCCTCTTTCGGCGCTTCATCTTCAATGATATTTAACCCCGTTGTTTGCTTTATCTGTTGAACGATGCTTTTGCCACTTGCCTTAGGTTCAACCCTTATTTTTGATTGTGGGCTATAACCGTACAATTGCACCCATTCAGGCAGCCATTGGCAAAGTTGCGGGAATTCTTTCCATACGCTAGTGGAATGTAGAATATAAACATTTGTTCCATCTGTTTTGTATGCCATTGCCCCCGTTGGGTCATTTGATTGCTTAGCTGTATAGGCGGGGTCTAATTGGAAATGCGTTGTAAGGTTCGGCGGTACTTTTGCCATTGGTATAATCTCAAACCATTGTTTCTTTAGCAAACCACCGTCTAATGGCGCAGGTCGTTGCATCATTTGACCTGCATAGCCATAACTACCCAAATCTTCTTTGGTAGCCGCTAACGATTGTTTATTGCGGCGTATTGGGTCAAATAGACCGTTGACATAATACTGCTTTAGTTCTGATGGGCGTACATCTTCACTAAGTTCAGCAGGGATGCAAATATGCTTTGTTTTTAGGCTTGTTTTGCCTAATATGTACCCCGTTGTGTCTTGTTCGTGCAAACGCTGCATTACGATAATAACTACACTAAAGTCGTTTGATACCTTTCTACTTGAAATTGTTTCACTTACCCATTTATTAGCCCTTTCACGTTCAACTAATGAAGTAGCAATTGCAGGTCTCATTGGATCATCTAGGATAATTTGGTGGGCGTGTATCCCCGTAATACCACTGCCAGTAGAAGTCGTGTATCGTTCCCCTAATAGACCATTCTTAAAGTTAGTTTTCCCTCCGCTTGTTTTTTCTACTAATTCGGGGTAGGTATTGCGGAATTTATCGCTTTGATAAATGTTATAGCATTTCTCCGATATATCTTCGGCCGGTGTACTTGCATACGAACCGCAGATAAACCTTTGCGTTGGGTCAATAGTCCAACACCACAAAGGGTACATTTCGGATATGATAGTAGATTTAGAGGAACCAGGGGGTACGTTGATAATAACGTAATCGTGCAGCTTCTGCTCCCGCTTTGCTAATCTTTCGCCAATGGCTTGTAGCTCATCGCAAAGGTACTTGATATGCCAGTTCCAAATCGGCTCTTCGGCTATAATCGTATCCCAAAAGTATTGTACAAACTCGTAAAATGAGCGGCGGTACAATTCCGCCCTAACTTGATTTATCGGTGGTAGCTGCATTAAGTA